AGGCGACCACTTGCGGAACAGTTCCTCGAAGCATGTGCGCCAGTCAGGGCCGTCGATGATAACCATGTTGCGCATAACCGTTGTGAGCGTCAGGGTCGCGTGGGTCATGATTGCTTGGTACATGATGTGACTCGGGTCGACCAGATCGGCGTACTCGTACTCCGCCGTGAGCTCGGCCAGTCTGAGCGTGTTGGATGCGATGAGCCGGCAGGGACGCTCGCCTGGAATGTCAACACCGCACATGACCCAGCGCGGCCGCGGAAAGGCCTGGTTGGTATAGACAGGTCTCCGGGCTGGCATCGTGTAGGTTGCGCCTCTGTATACCTCAGGTCTGCCCGTACTGTGTATACGCTCAAGGTGCCGACTCATCGTGGCCTGCAGATCAGGTAGTTGGCGCCTCCGTAGGTGCCTCCGTCGATCCAGTCATAGCCGAGCTCGTCGATGAGCGCGTCTAGGTCCTCCCGCTTGTAGTATTCATAGATGGAATGGTCCTCAACGAACATGACCGGCCGATGCTTGGTAATCAGTTCGCGCATGCCTCGGAGTGCGTGAAGGTCGGCTCCCTCCACGTCGAGCTTGATGACATCGATACGCGGTTCGTCCTTGAGCACATTATCGAGCGGCCGGCCATCGACGTGCCATCCGGCTCGCACTTCTGCTACCGGCAGTGCGCGCATAGAACCGTCGCGAATAGCATCATTGGGGCTCGTCATGCCTAGCGGCTCGCCCTTGTCCCAAGCGGCGATCTCGTGGACGGCAATGTTGTAGATCTCGTTCAGTTCGATGTTCTCCTTGAGGCGCTTTATTGTCTCGGGGTTAGGCTCGATGGCGATGACCTTGCCTGCGACCTTCGACGCCCTGAGCGAGTAGTGACCGACGTGAGCTCCGACATCGAGGAACACTCCGCCCTTAGGAATGAGGCTGAGCAACACTTGCTCGACCGAGTCCTCGTGCTGAGGCCCTATGCCGTCGCCGGATGTGACGTCGACATCGACCTTCCACCTAAGGCCTGCATTCTCGAAGATCATCGTGCGGCCCCTGAAGATCGCGCTGAGCGCTGGTCTCCAATAGCGCTTCCAGACGCGATCGATGCTATACCGCTGCGCGGACTTGCGGGCCTGGGTCGTGAAGGCGTGCCAGCGTGATTTATCCATCGCCCACATCTGATACGCCTCTTCGTAGGCGCTCCTGATCTCATCGATGTTCGGAGCGACCCATCTGCCGTTATGTGTCGCGTTCCACTTCCGCTCGCCTGGGACTAGCCAGCCGTTCTCAACCAGTTCTGGCATAGAGGAGCAGTCGGTGACGATCGCGGGCACTCCACACGCTTGGGCCTCGACGATGGGTATGCCGAACCCTTCGCCCCAGCTGCAGTTGGACAAGACATGTAGCGTTCGGTACCACTCCCGCAGGATGTTGTCGCTGATGAGACCCTGCTTGTACATCCACTGATCGACGGCGCCAACTACGTCCTCGATCCCGAGCAAGTGAATAACGTACTCGAGGTTCGTACCTTCGTCGTTGAGCAGTGTATGGACAAGGAGGGCTGTGTTGGGGTGCTCTGCATGAAAGCGCGCGAACGCCTCGAGCTGCTCATACCAGCCTTTGCGTTGAGCATCAAAGTTCGTTGCGTTGATGCCGATGACGAAGACGTCGGCTGGAATGTTTGCTCGTATCCTTGCCATCTCGGTATCCGCCGAGGGCGTCCAGTACGTCGTATCGATACCGTGAGGGACGTACTGAAACTGTTCGAAGCCTGCCTTGCGTAGCATCCGACCGCCGAATCGTGACATCGCGATCGGGTATGCTCGTGAGGCGCGCAGGTGAGCTAGGTCTGCGATCGACATCGGATCGCAGTCGATAGGCGTCCAGAAGGCGCATCGGATGTTCGCCTCGGCAAAGATGGCCGAGTTGATCGTCCACACATCGCGCAGACCGATCAGGAGCTTCGCGTCGCGACGGACGTATAGCTGCGCCAGATCGAAGAAGTCACCTACTGGCCAAACCTTGATGCCGTTCCATTCACGAGGTACTCCTTTGAGGCCTCCCATAGATGCGATCTCGACGTTGTAGCCCTCGTCTCGCATCTTGCTTGTCCAGATCGCCGTCTGTCTCCCGTACCCGGTCTTGTAGTCGGGGTCCGCCGACGCCCAGACGATCAGATCTTCGGTCATGTTGTTTCCTTCGCCCTCCGTGACTTGATCTTCTGTAGTCTGTACCATGTGTCGGTACAGCAGTTGAGGAACTCCTCGAAGTTGCCTACGACGTCACCGATGATGACGTTTGCTTCGGTGTCCTCATCCATGACGTCGAGCGCTACGCGGTAATTGCCAATAGGTTCTTCGGTGTCAGCCACTCAGGCCTCCATAGTTCTACTGCGGTTGGGTACGGCCTAATGCCTTCCTTCCATTCTTCGTACTTGCACATGTCACCCCAGTTGCGTCCTAGGTCAACTCCGACTTTGATTGGAACGTAGGTTCCCATGACTGCTTCGGCTGAAGCGATCATGGTCGATCGGACGGTATCAACAACAAAGTCGAGGTCGTCTTGATGGAACTCCCAGAACAATGCATCGTGTACAAGGTTGCGGCACCAGGCCTTACCCTTGAGCTTTGGTCGGAGCCAGTCGAAGGCTTGTATACAAATATCACTCGCAATGGACTGGGGGTAGAAGGCACAAGCCTCATTCTGTACTTCTTTCTTGTTCTCGTCAGTGATCAGCCAGAACCTGCGTCGTCGTCCGAAGGGGGTGACGAGGTCCTCTCCATTGGTTGCCTGCCACTTGACCTCCTCACGGAATCGGACAATGTTCGGAATGACTCGGAAGAAGTTAGAGAGGCCTCGCTGAGCCTCTTGAACGCTGATGTCAAACTCGTCAGCGATACTTTTAGCCTCACGGCCGTATGCAAGACCGTATACATAGCACTTGACGATATTGCGGACGTCCTTCGGATTTTCGATAGGGCGGCCAGAGCGGGTAGGCTTAATGGTTGGCTCGAGTTCCTTGAAGAGGTCCCGGCTTGGATCGGAGAAGATTTCGCGGAAGTATTCTTCTTGGGCGAGCCAGGTGAGGACCCGGAGCTCGATTTGTCCATAGTCGAACTCTCCTAGTATGTTCTCGGGCTTGACTACCTTGAACTGTCGCTTCAGTTTGTCGCGGCGAGGGATGACCTGCAGTGAGGGACGCTTCTGAGATGTCCTCCCTGTGACTGTAGTGTGAATCATCACAGTTGGGAACACTCGACCTTTCCAGACATGCTTCCGCAGACCGCGCGCGTACGTGCCGTTGTACTTGACCGCTTTGCGATGGTCTAGAAGCGTTTCAAGGAACGCGACCTCCTTGGTCTCCGTCTCGACCTCGAACTCGCCGTCCACAAGTTGACCTGCCAACGTTTGTGTCTTAGGACCTTCCGGATATTCGAATCCCAACAGTCTTGACGAACTCGTCCGCTGACGGCGCTTATCTCGGTACTCCGCAAGCAGGTCTTGCAGAGTATCTGCATCGGTCGTTTCGGATCGAGTGCCATTGGGACGCCGCACGAGAGGCAAAGGAACTCCAAGCTCATGGAACACATCCTTGAGTTGCAATGGCGAGCGTGGGTTGAACTCCGAGCCGATGATCTTGAACATCTTCCGTTCTAGGCGTGCGATCTCGGCGTCGTACTCTCGGATCAGTTGCGCGTTGTATCTGAGGTCGACTCCCATTCCGTTGAGCTCTGTGAAGGCGAGGTTGTTTGCCGTCTCGACCATGAAAGCATGCAGTCGAACCAGTCCCCACTTCTCACCATCAGCGCGTTCCTTGACTGGCTCGGTGAAGTCGTCCGATTCCATGAGGGCCATATTGTGCTCATCGAGCGCGAACGTACCGCATGTATCAAACGCGTTGTACTTATAGAGTACAGGCAGTGGAATGTTAGCGAACGATTTAGCCTTTCCGGTCCCAAGATATTGCTTGATCTCGTCAGCGTAACGTGGATACCCGAGCTTCTCCTCGAGCTGTTGCTTGAGTCCATGATGGCCTGGCCTCTCGTCAAGGATGTATGATTGTAGCATCGTGTCGCGATGGAACACAAACGGGACCTTCTTATGCGTCCCTTGCTTGTCAAACTTTCCATTCTGTGTTATGATCGTGCAGTTGCGGAGGTATAGTCTCAGACACTCAAGGACAGCATCACTGCGGCAAGCGGCCTTGCCTATGACTATGGCTTTGTCGGGAGCGTAGGCGAGCCCGATACACAGTAGACGGTACCGGTAAGGATGATCAAAGGAGGTGTCCTTATCACCAGGCACGGAGGTCTCGATGTCAAGGGATACAGTACGTATTCCCCGTCGTTGCATTTCTCGGAGGCCGCGAATGGCAGTGATAGGGTCTTCCCAAACAACATAGCCTGGTTCCTTCCATGGTGGGGGCGGTAGTACAAGCTTGCCGAAGTCGTTGGCCATGCTGGGAAAGAATGAAGCGTTCCTCAGACAGGCGGCTGGATGATACGAGCTATATATCTGTACCGCGGGAAGGTCTGCTATCTCACGAGCGGCGCCTACTCTCAGGCGGGTGATACTATCTCGTGTTCTAAACAGTCCTTGGGCTGGGACGTTGCCAAGTGCGATGACCTTCTTGACGCCGCGGTCCTTGAGCTCGGCTATCAGCCTCGGCCTGCATGCTTGGACTGCGAGCGAAGGCGGTTTGATGTTCTCCCGGCGGTGGACACAGAGGCAAGCGTTGGTCAGGAATAGCTCGCTCCGTTCGATGTGATAGTACTTTAGGACCTGATCAAGAAGGCGCCCAGAGGCCCCGATGAAGGGCTTGCCCCTGCGTATCTCATTCTGACCTGGGTTCTGTCCGATAACCGCAATATCTGCCTTGGGCGGTCCGTAGCTAGGTACATAGGCGAACTCGTCGTCAAAGAGAGGGCACGCGTGACAGTTCGCTAGTGGGTGCCTCTTAGGTGGCAGGAGCTCGCTCAAGGGCGACCCTCTTCGCTTCAGGGGACGTCATTACGTCCCAGAGATCTTGGTTCAAGACCTCCTCGGCATTGAGGTGAGTCGTGGCAAGGCGCATAGGCTTGCCAAGGAAGTTGAACCTATGTATGTGATATATGTGTGGTGCGCCTAGCGGTATGCTACTGCTGTCTGGGTGGTAGTAGACAGGGCCTTCGATGTAGTGAACTTGACCTTTGGCTGGGCCGTCGACAAACAGTACAGGGGTCTTCATGGGTTATCCCTATACCACTCTATGGCAGCATCCAGGGCAGTGTTGTGCATACTGGAGCCGGGACCCGGACCATAGTAGGCACGGTATATCTGCCTCCTGAGGCCTGTGGGTAGCCGATACCAGTCATCGCGACAGGCGAGTTGATTGGGTACTACTCGTCTGGTGCAGCCGACGGCTGGACACTCATGTGTCATGTCGTGATCGGCGGCCATACTGGACTCACCTCCCGTAGCGGTACCTGATGTCCCTGGTTCGGTAGAGCGGACTCCGTTAGCCACTTTATGTTCCGTCCAAGGAGCTTCAAGTTGAAGCTATCCTCGTCTAGATCAAAGTAGTGCCTCGGTCTCGGTGTGTTGAACTCGGCGACGTCCTGCATGCTTTTGTCGTAGAAGGCTGCCGTAAACGGAGCGCATGTATCGAGGCTACGCACGACTCCTTTACAGGCTGCAATCTCGCCCTCCCAGGCATCGTTATACCCGAGCAGGTGGAACCCGAACCGCTCTGAGTACTCATCGGCAACCAGCATGGCTAGTTGTGCTCGGGCGTGCGGATCACTGCAGGCGCGCGAGAATGCGCGGCCGGCAGCTATGGTCTCGACGAGCGGCATGAACCTCGCTACGTGATCAATGAACTTAGCTGCCTTAGCGATAGTGTCGCCATGTGCTACAGCCATAAAGCTCATCTTCACCGAGCCGTGTGTCGCCTGACAGAACCTGTCCCAGCGCGTGAAGAAGTACTGCATAGCCCTTACGGTCCCAATTGGATCGTTCAGGACGTCCGGAGCGACGAGCTCCTGGACTCCATAGGCTGAGGCTCTGGCGATCAGTTGGTCAGGTGTCAGTGGTTGCTCTTCCCAGACGCCATTGTCCATGATGACGTAGTGGCCAGTATCGCTACCCATGCGCCGATAGTATTGCAGGTAGTTGATGTTCTGCGGCGATGGCAGCATCATCTGGTACCTGAACGACTCGGCATAGTGCATGAGCGACGAGGGCGGTATGAGTGCGATCTCCATTAGCAGTCCTTGTACTCTTGTAGATACATCGCATAGGCGAGGACGGCGAACACTGCCTTGTCGAGGTATGAGTCCATGACTGGCTCGTTGGTTGGCTCCATTCCCGGCTGGTTCAATTCTCGCAGACGGGCTAGCTTTTGCAGTTCGTTGAAATCTGCAGACTGATAGATCCTGAGGCCGAAGTAGCTAGCCGTGAACTCGAAGTTGCTGAACGGTGCCGCCTTGCTCGCATAGTCCGCTCGCTTGCGCTCAGCCGTCTTGATGATCTGGAAGATGGCGTTGTCGAACGGGTCTTTCAGATGTAGCGTAATGGTCTCGCTGCCGTTTGTAGCCTCAGGCATTCGGTGCCTCCCAACTGTCTCGTTCGCGTCGTCTGCGCTGCTGCAGGTAAAGCTCGCGATCCATCTCGCCTGGATCGTAAAGTACTTGTCGGGTCCCCCCGCCGGGAGTGGCAATGGTCTTGACGATATAGCCGTCCTCGTTGCGAGCCTGCTCGGGAAGTCGTTGACGGCGAGCGCGGCGTTCTGCTCTTGCCTGCTCCCATGCAGGGGATCGGTGCTTACGTCGTTTACTCATCCAATGCCTCTCAGTAGCTGGAAGAACTCCGACTTGGCGCCTCGTGAGTCCTCAAGGTAGACGCCTCGCATCGCGGACGTTGTTGTCTCAGTTCCGTGAGCTAGCGCTCCGCGATTCGTCATGCACGAGTGAGTTGCTTCCATAACGATCGCGACGCCAATTGGGTTCAGGATGTCCATGAGCTGATCGGCTAGCGTAGTCGTCAGCTCTTCTTGGTTCGTTAGTGTATGCGCTGCTGCCTGCACGTAGCGCGCGAACTTTGAGAGACCGGCGACCTGGCCGTCAGGGATGTACCCGATATGACAGACACCGGTGAAGGGCGCTACGTGGTGCGCGCAGAGGGATACGAACTTGATGTTCTTATTGATGACCATCTCGCGGGAGTGAGACTTGAAGGTCGTGAAGCGCCAGGTGCTCTCGTCCCCGTTAGTGAGGTCCCGGACCATCTGAGTGAACCGTCGAGGCGTTTCAGCAAAGTGCTCGCTAGTGGGATCGTAGATATCCGGGCAGACCTTTGTAAGGAACGCCGAGAACAGTTGCTCGGGCTCGTACATGCTTAGGATTGCGGGCTCTTCGACCATCAATGCCTCCTCAGTGCTGTTCTGAAGTCCGTTCGTATCGGTTCGGGTAGTGCGTTGAGCGCATGCTCAATGTGCTCCAGAGTGAGCGTACCAGGTTCGTATACCGCCCAGGTCTTTGGTGTCTCGCTGACGCCTATCGAGACAACCTCGGGATACAGCGTTGCCGCGAAGTCATAGAGATGCTTGGCCATGTTCTCGGCGGTCGGGTTGAAGTCAAAGGCTGGTTTGGTGCGCAGCTTGAGAAGGCCTTCCCCAGGCTCTCCTATGACGCGAGCTAGGTTACCGTAGCCTAGCCAGCGGTGGTCTAGGGTATCGTCCAGCCATTGTTTGAAGGTACCTAGCTCGCCATAGTCTATGACGAAGCCTTTGTGGTCTACTTGGTAAGACCCGAGAGTGATCCTGATCACGTAGTTGTGGCCGTGAAAACGCGAGCACTGATGGTCATCAGGCAAGTCAATCAAAGCGTGAGCGGCACTGAAGCTGAAGTCCTTGCTTATAGTGTACACATTCCTCCTTTATTGATCCCACCCTCCGGGCTCTCGTGCATCCCGGCTACCCATAGCCCACGTAGTTAGGTCCTCCTAATGAACAGGGCCCCTGACCGCACCGCCGGCCAGAGGCCCTGTCCGTTAAAGACTGGCTCGAGACGGGGCGACCTTACCTCTGGCGGTACCTTCCCAGTACTCCACGTAAGTCATCCTCACGCTTCATCGCGCCGGACCAAAAGCTCTCGAGCCAGCCCGCTAGTTACGGCAGCAAGGAGTCAGACTGCTGCCTTGGAGCGCCGGTCGACGCCGTCTGCTTGTAGGGCGAGTACCCCTGAGCCTGGATCCAGTAATCCGGGATGTCGGGGAACCGCTCCTTCTGCTTCCGGTTGACTGCCCGCCGGACGTACAGCTCGCGGCTGAGGTAGAACTCCGGCTCGGTCGGGACGTCGAGGTCGCCGTTGCTGTCGAGGCTGTTCTCGTACTCGCCAAGCGCCTTGAGGATGCCGACGATGGTGTACAGAGCGCCCTCCCAGAGGCAGGCGTTGACGAAGTCCTTACGGTTCAGGAAGTCCTTCGACTCGCGGTTGGGAACCTGCGTGTCGGGTGAGTCCTGAACTGTGAACTCGAAGACCAGCATCGGCTTGCCGATGTTCTCTCCATCCGCCGGAGACGACATCGTGACGTCGGTGATGGCCATGTGGTACTTACCAGCCGGCAAAGGCTCCCGGTCGCCTGACCTGGACTCTTGCTCGCTGACGTTCACTTTGATTCCCATGATGAATCTACTCCGTTCTACGGGATCCGTTTCCGTCTTCTGTTTCCGTATCCGTTGACTTGTTGCCCGCCGTGATCATCGGGTACAGGCTTGTCATCTCGGGTGCTTCGATCACCCGAGGTAGCTCTCCCGTCCTGCTCTTTGCGACGTAACCTTCAGTCAGGCCTGTCAGGAGCAGGCGCTTCTCCTCAGTGACTATGCTGGTCCGGCTGCCCTCCTCTCGCTCTGTGAACTGCTTGGTGTAGAGGTAGACGACGTTGGAGAACATGCCGGCAACCTGATTGCCGAGCTTACCGGGTAGGTCAGGCTTGATCCAGTTGACCCCGCGGTTATCCCGAGACTCAGCCTCATGGCAGCACATGATGAAATTGACCGGCAGGTCCCGAAAGCCGCGAACCAGTCGGCGCATCTCTGAGATGCTCTGACCCCATTCACGTTGAGATGGTACATCAGGATTGACCTCTCCGCCACCGGGCCTGCCCTTCACCATCAGGGTGTTCATGATGTCGCGCATGGAGGTCTTCTGCGCCTCCGTGCCCGTATCGATGATCCAGGTCTTGAAGTACGGTCCCGCGGTCGACTTGCACTGAGCCTCTAGGGCATCTCTAACGTCCCAGAACTGATCGAACTTGTCGATCTGCATCCGGACTACATCAGGAGCGACGACTCGCAGTGTCTCTGCCTCCGCTGCGTCGGTTGAGAGATGAATGACTGGACACATTGCAGCTACCTTGCTCGCGCTTGCAGCGAGCGTGGTCTTCCCAGAGCCCGGCTTGCCGTAGATCAGCATCTTGCAGTACGGCTGAAGTTCCCTAACCGGTGCGATGGGGATGCCGGCGAACTCTGTTGGTACGCCTGGCGGGATGACTCGGCCGCTAATTGCTCCTTGCTCGATTGCTGATGCGGCCATCACTTTGCCTCTCCATGTGCCATGAAGTCGGCAATGATGTTCTGAACGTGCTCTCGGAGCATCTCGACCCGCATGGGGAGCAGTTCAGGAGCGGTGAACGCTAGGTCCTTCTCGAACTTAGTGATGGCGGCTTGTAGCTCTTCTTCGAGTGTCATGCGTGGTGGAGATGTCATGCGATACGTTCCTCTCTCAGAATACGTGCCCTAACGAAGTAGGGCTCCAGTTGCTCATAACTGGAGTCTAGGACGTCTTGATAGTGTCCGCCACTTTGGCGTTCAAGACAAGGCTCCTGGAAGGGACAACGTTCGCATTGCATGCGGCCGGAGTTAGGGTAGATCGGAGGGTTGCCAATGTACTGCTCGATAACCTGCGTAGCGAGATCTGCACCTATTGTTGCCAACTGGGCAGTACTCTTGTAGACGGTAAACCACCTGAAGAACTTAGGACCGAATTCAGCTAGCCACTCAAGGTACTCGTCATAAAGTCCAAGTTGGAAAGCAGCCGGGTCCCTCTTGCGTACCACTTGCTTGAAGATGACCGGATCAGTTCGCTGGTTATGAGCGACCGAGAACTTGCGGCCGAAGCGCGGTTGCATTAGCAGTCTAGGCCTCTTGGGGAATCCCTTGTAGACCTGGACGTACTTAAACCCTGCAAAGTTGAGGCCGAGAGCATGAACGAGGGCCCACAGGTAGGTTGCGATCTGACCATCCAGCTCGAGGACGATCTGGTCCTTCAAGAGCATGGCAGTAGTCTTCCAGTCAACAAGCCAGTAGAGGCCATTGTGATCAACTAGCACTGCATCCGGACGAACGCCGTAGTAGAACGGCTTTCCGCAATGAGGGCAGACGAGAGGCGTCCTTGAAAGGGGGTCGAGGATCGGCGCAAAGGCTTCACGCTCAACAGCAATCGGCGTGAAGTTCTTCCGATCCATAGTGCGAGCTACTAGGCGCAGCATACCAGTACCGAGCTCGATGCGCTCCTGATAGTCGACTTCCTCTTCAGGGTCGAGCCGATAGTGCTCCTTGCGATCTAGGTACTCGCGCTGCTGAAGCTCACACGTATCGATGAACGCCTGCTTAGCACGGCGGTACAACTCGAGGAGCGGCCAGTCCCACGTGGCGGGAGAGTACAGAGTCTCCATCCCGACGTGGAAGGCAGTCCCGAACTCAAGAGGAGCGGGACGAATGAGCGGCGAGTAGCCGTCGACATACTGCCACTGATACTGAAGACGACAGCCTCGAAAGGACTTGAGTTGAGATCCGTGCACCTCATGGATCGCACTCAAGTCCATCTATAGGCTCTCTCTCGCTTACGTTATAAGTCTATTATATCGCGAGAGAGTGGGCCTAATCAAGGCCATCACACTTGGTTGACTTTTAGGAATTTGTTGGTGTAACCGGCGGGGAAGTTGTCGGCACAGGCGTTGTTGGCACTGGAGTAGTCGGTACTGGTGTAGTCGGCACCGGTGTGGTCGGAGTCGGAGCAGGCGTCGTAGCCACGCCAGGGATGACCGGCTCTGAGGGACCGACTACTATCGGTGACGGGATGCCTGGAATGACAGGATTCGGATAGTACTGAGGCTGGTAATAGCCACTCTGCCGGACGGGCGTAGGTGAAGGGCTTGGTCCCGGAATGTAAATGTATGGCCCCAGCGGTGGCTGGTGAGGGAACAGCTGCCTGATGACGCTCAGCGTGATAGTGAACGACGCGACCGGCGTTATGATAATGGCAGCAACGGATCCTGTGATCAGAATCCAGGTCGGCGGTTTCTTCCTCTGTTGCCTATGCTTGCTCACGTGGACCGGACGGGATTCGAACCCGCGATACCATGGCGGCTGATCAGTTCCGCTCCTCTTGCTCCGGCCCTCGACCTGGCCCGGCCGCCAGAGGGGGGGAGTCTGGACAGCCGGGCCAGGCGCTAGGTGGTTACTTATGGTGTCAGTACTAGTACTAGAATAGCCAAGACGACTATTACTGCTGTCCAGAATAGTATCCGCCAGATCAAGTGCGCCTCGCGTCGGGTTCCCAGATGAACTTGTGTAGCTGTACGTTGAGGTTCCAGGCGAGGTGATGCTCGAGTATGAACTTGACGATCTGTCTCGGCGGCAGTTGAGCGTCCCAGACTGGGCCGACGTAGACTTGGCCTGGGAAGTCCTTCATGTCATAGAACTCATACAGATGAAGCGCGTGTTCTAGATCGGCCCGGTTGACACAGGTAAACTTAATGGTGTGCCCGCCTGCCTCCCTCATCGCGTGGTAGTTCGCGATTCGAGTCGGATCGGTGGCGTCTTCGCCTGAGCCCGGTAGCTTCCAGTCCATGACGACCTGACAGAGCTCTATGATAGCGTCCGGGTATGGTAGCGTTCCGTTGCTGAACATCTCGACCGGCGTGTGATAGAACGTAAGGGTCTCGATCAGCTCAGTGATATCGTCGGCACGTTGGATCATCGGTTCGCCGCCTGTAAGACAAACGTTTTCAGCTCCAGTCTCACCTGACATCTTTGCGATGTCGGCATAGAGGCTAGCCACGCTCACGAACTTCTGTTCCTTGCGGTACAGCTTCGGCTGGATCGCGAACTGCGTGTCGCAGGGCCACTCGGCACAACGGAGGTTGCATCCAGCAAACCTCACGAACTGAGTAGGGACGCCGGTGCGCGGACCCTCACCTTGTATGCTCGGATAATGTTCGAGGAGCCTTAGGGGCACTCCATACCTCCGGTAGTTTGAATCGTTGATCGTCGACGGTTATGTCTACCTCGCCCGGTTGCCCATCAAGGAGCTGCCGCACAATGCCTGTCACCATGACTAGCACTGCCGGCCCGTAGGACACGTCGAGAGCGACATGCTCAGCCAAGACCTCGAACTCCCGCAGGTCAGGACCGCGGTACTTAATGCTGATGAGCACGGAAGTACTCGCTCCTCTCCAGCTCGCCTTGCCATAGTTCGGCAGTCACGACGAGGTACATAAGCGTGCAGTTGTCCTGACACTCTGCGTCCTTCGCGTGATCATGCAGGACAACAATCTCGCCAGCCCGAGCACGTTCGCGAGCGTGAGCAATTATCCTAGCCACATCGACGCCGTCGGGCATATACAGTTCTCGGTTTACCTGAACCACAGGAGGTACCACCTACGCTTCCGTGCGTGTCGTGCTGGCTGCTGGTATGGGTCTGGTGGCAGGTCTGGAAGAGGCGTGACTGCCGTGTTCCACCTTGTGTCCTCGCGCTGAGCAGCCTCAGCGTCGAGCCGCTCAGGAGCTAGTGACGTCATTGGAACGGGCCGCGGTCGCGGCTCGGGCGGTGGTGGCAGTTCTGCTAGCGGCGGCTCGTGAGGCGCTTCACGGTATCGGAACATTGTCTCCGCCGCGAAGGCGGCCCGCCACTTTGCTAGCTCGGGGTCTGTCTCTGCTAGAGTGCTCTTCAGTATCAGTGGCAGACCTCCGTCATCCGCGAAGGGTGGTGCTGGTACTGCAGGGTTGAGCGCATCGGGTGTTGTGCGAATGCGCGTTGGGAGTACTTCTACAGTACCGTACGATTGCTCGGACATGACCCTCCTTAGGTAGACTTTTTGTTCAATTCTATTATATCACATCCCTTGCTGGAAAAACTAGCCGACCCAGTAGTGACTTTTTAGCCGGCTGTTGCAGTTTCATCTTTAGGCACTACTGTTGTTGGCGCGGTTACTGGCTCAGGTGCCGGCGAGGCGTGACGGCCTGCAGGGCTGACGGGTATGAGGTCTGGTCGTGATGTGTGCGGAGCATAGTACGAGGCGATGGCTGTTATAACTGTAGCGAGGAAGATCGGTAGGTTCTGAACCTGATCCGGCGTCAGGTTGTCCTTTAGCCAGGGGATGATCTCGATGAGCAGAGTCGCCAGATACCCGGCCGCGAACGTCGCTACAGTTCCTGTGTAAGCCTTGGCCTCGATCGGTGCGTTAGCCATTGCTGTTTGGCCCTCCCATGACTTGTCGCGCTTGAGCCACCTTGGCCTCGCGCAGCTTCGCCGTGCTAATGTGAACCGCTTCCTGCGCTGTCTTCGCGTCCGGTACCGCAGGCGCCAGGATGTGAGCGTTCGTGATGTGGTACTGCGTACCGATCAGGGCGCCCTTGACCGTCAGGAGGAATGCGTAGCCGGTCATAATAGCTCCGTTGACCATGAAGGTGCTGTAGTGCACGTCCATGCCGACGACCTCGAGCCCGACTGGGCGCTTAGGAACGTGTGGCGCGATTGCTGCCAGCATGCGCCTGCTTAGCGGCTCGGGATCGGCTAGGTCGACCTCGGGGGTGATGTTGATCGCGCCAGTCATATCAGGCATTAGGCATCTCCAAATGGGGGCT